ATGTCATCCAAGAATAATCCGGTTAGTGATCTTGAGGCTTGGTTTTCATCCGAGCGGATGAAAACCTACAGCTTCCACTCGGATCCCGACGCTCTCTACCTGTGGAATACTCGCGTGACCAAGTCCTTCCTGGAAGATATTCAGCATGTCGAGGTGCTCTTGCGTAACTGTGTCGATACTGCTGTGTCTCCAAGGTATGGGCAGCGGTGGTATGTCCACCCGGCTATTCCTTTTGATCGGCAGGCGAAGAAGTCTATTCAGAAGGCGGAACGGCGGGCGGGAATTAGCCGAGGTCAGGTGCCACCATCGGGACGGGTGATTGCTGAGTTGGCTCTGTTGCAAAGATTGGCGGCAGTCAGAGGTAGGCTGTCGCTCTGCGCCGATCAGGCGGCTGCTGCGAAATGGTGGTTGAGCATGCCCATGGCCTCCGTCAGCGCCGAGGGCCCAATGCCAAAAGCTCTCTCCACAAGGCGCACCTCGCCCCTGATGCCGGGCTGCAGGCACCAGGGGCGAGCCTGTCCTTTGCGCAGGGCTCGCATGACTTCGAATCCCTTGATCGTGGCATAGGCCGTGGGGATCGATTTGAAACCGCGCACCGGCTTGATCAGTATCTTGAGCTTTCCGTGATCGGCCTCGATCACGTTATTGAGATACTTCACCTGCCGGTGGGCCGTCTCCCGGTCCAGCTTTCCTTCGCGCTTCAATTCGGTGATCGCTGCACCATAGCTCGGCGCTTTGTCGGTATTGAGCGTGGCAGGCTTTTCCCAGTGCTTCAGGCCTCGCAGGGCCTTGCCCAGGAACCGCTTCGCTGCCTTGGCGCTGCGGGTCGGCGACAGGTAGAAATCGATCGTGTCGCCCCGCTTGTCGACTGCCCGGTACAGGTAGGTCCACTTGCCCCGCACCTTGACGTAGGTTTCATCCAGGCGCCAGCTCGGATCAAAGCCACGCCGCCAGAACCAGCGCAGCCGCTTCTCCATCTCCGGGGCGTAGCACTGGACCCAGCGATAGATCGTCGTATGGTCGACCGAAATGCCGCGTTCCGCCAGCATTTCCTCAAGGTCGCGATAGCTGATCGGATAGCGACAATACCAGCGCACCGCCCACAGGATCACATCACCCTGGAAATGGCGCCACTTGAAATCCGTCATCGTTCCGTCCGTCCAATCTCCGCCAAGCATGCTCAAGCTTCACGATTTTTGCAACAGAGCCGTTAAAATCTACGATCCTAAAGGGGCCTCGTTCCGAAGGATGCGTTATACGGAGCTTAAATGGGGCAAGGCTCCACAGGCTCGTATTGCTCCAGTTCGACGCCTTACCATTGAAAACTTTCACCCTCGCGTCATTGGGACAGCAGGAAAGCTCTTCGCAGACGGCCATTTCAGTAGAGCCGTAACTGAAGCATTCGTATCTATTGAGGTACGGGTTCGTGGTCTCCTGGGCTCTGAGAACTCCGGCACGAAGCTGATGGACGAAGCCTTCGGCGGCAAAGACCCGAAGCTCTCGGTTGCGCGTCATGATGGGCGTTCTGGCGAAGATGAGCAAGCTGGGTTCCACGCACTATTTCGCGGCGCAATGTTAGGTGTCAGAAACCCTGGATCGCATGAGCTCGCCTTCGAACAGGATCCGCAAGAAGCCCTCGAATACCTAGCGCTTGCCAGCTTGCTTCATCGAAAGCTCGACAGTAACTAGCGCGGGTTAATCTTGACAGTCTGCGTGCTGCCGTCGCGGAATTGGAAGGTCACTGTGCCGTCGGTGCTGACGGTGCCTTTGTCGAGGAGGGTGACGCAGAGGTAGGGGCTGAATACCAGCGGGTCGACGCCGAGTTTGGCGGTTTCCTGCTGGTAGTAGCGGTAGGCGGCGAGCCGGTTGTGTTTGTTTTGGATCTCGGCGACCACGGCGGCGTGCTCAGCTAACAGGGTTTGGTGTTGTTGGTGGGCGGCGTTGAATATCTTCTCGTAGGCCTGTTGGTCTTGGGCGACGCGTGCGTTGCGGGCGATCAGTGATTCGAGTTTCTTTGCTACCTGGTCGATCTGAGCGATCAGTCCGGCAGCTTCGACTTCGAGGTCACTGGTATCGAGCGCGTCTAGCACGGCGTGGTTGACGGTGGCGTCGGCTGGTGACCCTAAGCGGAGGCGGATGGCCTCGACGAACATGTCCTTGAGGCGTCCATCGTCGATGTGGCCGGTGGCGCACTTGGTGTCGCCTTTGTATTTGTGGCCGCAGCGCCAGATGACCTTTTCGTACTTGCTGCCTGCATGCCAGGTTTTCGAGCCGAAGAAGTGCCCGCACTGGCCGCACTCGAGGGTGGATGAGAACGGGCGGGTTCGGTGCTGCGTTCGCTGATTCGTGGCGCCTTTGGCCAGTTCGGCTTGGACGAAGTCCCACACTGCTGGGCTGATGATCGCTTCGTGGCTGGCGGTGACGTAGTACTGGGGCACCTCGCCTTGGTTGATGACCTGCTTCTTTGTCAGGAAGTCAGCAACATAGGACTTTTGCAGGAGGGCGTCGCCCTTGTATTTCTCGTTGGTGAGGATTGAGCGTACCGATTGGTAGTGCCAGGTTTTGTTGCCTGCTGCGGTGTACGTGTTCGGTTCATCCGTGAGGGTGCGGGCGATCGCGCCGATGGACATGCCGCCTAAGTACATGTTGTAGATGCGGCGCACGAGCTTGGCTTGCTCGGTGTTGATGACCAGGTTCCCGTCCTCGCCTTTGTCGTAGCCGAGGAACCGGGAGTACGGGATGGTGACTTTCCCGTCGGCGAAGCGTTTACGGTGCCCCCAGGTGACGTTCTCGGAGATGGAACGGGCTTCTTCCTGTGCCAGCGAACTCATGATCGTGATGAGGAGTTCGCCTTTGGCATCGAAGGTCCAGATTCCTTCCTTCTCGAAGTAGACCTCCACTCCTTTGTCTTTGAGTGCCCTCACTGTGGTGAGCGAGTCAACGGTGTTGCGGGCGAAGCGGGAGACGCTCTTGGTGATGATCAGGTCGATCTGGCCGTCGAGCGCGTCGGTGACCATCTGCTGGAAACCGGCACGGTGTTTGGTGGAGGTGCCGGTGATGCCTTCGTCGGTGTAGACCTGGACCAGTTGCCAGCCTGCGTGCTCGGTGATGTAGCGGGTGTAGTAGTCGACTTGGGCTTCGTAGGAAGTCAGCTGATCATCATGGTCGGTCGACACGCGGGCATACCCAGCAACCCGGCGCACAATTGTTTGCCCGAGCGGGGTGCCGGTGTGCAGGGCACGGGTGGCGGGGATCGCGGTGACTGTGCGGGCCATTTAGCGTTCGCCTCGCTCGGCACGTAGACGCGCGGCTTCGGCGGCAGCCACGGCCCGGTATTTGGCTAACGCTTCGGGTGGTGTTGGTGCTTGCCGGGGGTTGTCCAACCCGAGCCTTTTGGCTTCGGCCCAGCGGGCACGCACGAGTTCACCCCAGGCGGCTTTCTTAGCGGGGGTCCACGAGTTCTTCTTCAGCTGGGGATCCCAGATACGTACGCACGTCGTGCCGTCCGTGAGGTGGAAGGTGAGACGGTCTTTGCCTTCCACATCGATGTGGTCTAGCCGCTCAGCCACGACATCGTCGTCGAAGGAGTCGATCCCCAGGACCTCAGCAATGACCTTCTTGAGTGCGGTGTTTGAGAGTTCGCGGGTGCCACAACTGTTGGCTCTTCCACTTCTGCGGTTGGTACATATCCAGCGCTCGGTGGTGATGTTGTGTTGGGTGCGCGGGTTGCGCTTTGCCCGCACGAACGAGCAGTTGCAGGACACGCATTTGATCTTCGACGTCAACGCCACAGTTTCGATGGACCAGTTCGCCCGGGCCCCGAGTTCACGGCGGCGTGTGATCTCGGTTTGTACAGCGGTGAAGGTGTCGCGGTCGATGATGGCGGGGATGGCGTTTTCCACCAGGTATTGCGGCAACTGGCCGGTGTTGCGCACTGCTCGTCCAGGCCTGCCCTCCGGAGTGGACCATCGCCCTAACAGGAGGTCGCCGGTGTAGGCGGGATTCTTCAGGATGTGGCGTACCCATTCGCCGGGCAGTTTGTTGTCGGCCAGGTGCGGGACCCGACCTTCGGTGATGAGTTGGGCGGCCATCTTCTCGCACGAGACCTTGTCCATGTATTGGGCGAAGATCCAGCGCACCACCTCGGCCTCGTCTTCAACGATCTGCACGTCGGTGCCGTCAGCTGAGTCGGTGTAGCCATATAGGTGGAAGCCGTTGGCCTTGCCTTCCTCGAAGCCTGTCCAAATGCGCCACTTCACGTTTTGGCTGATTTGCTCTGATTCTGCCTGCGCGAAAGACGCCAGCAGGGTGAGCATGAGTTCTCCGTCAGCGCTGGTTGAGGAGATGTTCTCTTTTTCGAATCGCACCTCCACCCCGAGGTCTTTCAGCTCGCGAACGGTTTCGAGCAGGTCGACGGTGTTGCGAGCGAAGCGCGAGATCGACTTGGTGAGGATCAGGTCGATTGCCCCTTTCCGGGCGAGGGCCAGCATTTCTTGGAACTGGGGGCGATTTGTGGTGGTTCCAGAGATTCCAGAATCGGCGAACACTCCGGCGAACGTCCAGCCAGGAGTGTCGTGAATGAGTTGCTGGTAGTAGGAAACTTGGGTGGACAAACTCAGTGGTGTGCGTTCGGTTTCCATGCTGATGCGGGCATACGCTGCCACTTTCACAAGCGGAAAAGTGCTGATCGGTGGCGGGGTGATTTGCTCCATTCTCTTCAAGGTATTTCTCCTAGTCAGACAGGGTTTCAGGTTGTATCCATACATCACTCAAACCCTCGAGATAGTCAACGAAACTGGCTCTTTGTAGGGCGGCCAGCGGCGCATCTGGGGCGTCGAGGCGCTGGCAGACGGTGATGGCTTCGCGTGGGGTGAGGATGCCGCGTTCGAGAAGCTGCTTGACCTGCGTGAGTTGGTGATGAGCCGTCAGCTCGGCTGCCATGTTCATCGCTTACCGCCACGGGTATTGAAGCGGTGCTGGATGTAGCACGGGTGGCAGCAGTACTTGCGTTTCACCTGGCTCGTGCGAGTAACAGTGACCTGTCGGTGGCAGTTCGCGCAGACCAGTTCTTCGGTGACCACCCTGCGGTGGGTGGCCCACCAGGCTCGTCGACAGGCCGTGGAGCAGAACTTCGATCCTTGCCGGAGCTCGATTGGCTTGCAGCAGTGCAAGCACCACACTCCAACTGGGTCCGTGACCTGCTCAACGGCAGGGTCGACGGTGATGCCGTGTCGCAGACAATAGGTCTTGACACTGTTGGCGTTGAGATCCAGGTGCGCGGCAATACGAGAGTAGGCAACTCCTGCAGCGCGCATCATCTGAATGTGATGGCGATCAGTATGGTTCAGAGCCATGAGCAGGCCCTCCTGGCAACGAGGCGAAAGGTGGTCGCCCATACGCCGGTCACGCCAGACGAAACCGGACAGCAGAAACAAAGCTCCCTGCCGCGTTCGCACCCGTGGCTGGGATCTGCGCCTCTATTCGGATAAGGCAGCTATTCTTTGCTCAATTCACAATGCGGGCCGATCGATGTGTAAACCGTGACAGAGCAAGGGCGGGTGAAGATGACTGGCGACGACTTTGAGCTCCCGGTGTTTCTCGACGACCAGTCGTACCGAACCTGTTCAGAATGCGGCTCAGATTGTGTCCCTGACCCGTTTGCTGCAGGCGAAGGTCAAGGCATCAGGATCGCGTTCATCTGCCCGAGCTGTGGAGTGCAGTACGTCATCGACCCGTTCGAAGACCTGCGGTAAACACCAGCTGCGCAAACGCAGAAAAGGCCCCGCCACCACCTCGATGAAGGTGATGACGGGGCCAAGGGTTGATTTCGCGTGGGTTAGCTGATGCCGAGCTTCTCGTTGACGCGCTTCTGCACAGCGGCGTAGTTGCTTCCCAATCGGCGCTTGCGCTCGTCCCCGTTGCCGTACTCGCCTCGGATGACCGCGTCGGCGAGGGCGTCGATGTTGACGGAGGGCTTGGGTGCGGGCGGTGTGGGCTTTGCCGGTGCTGTGGGGGCGGGCTTGGTGCCGCTCATGCGGTCGTACCAGTACTGGGCGCGTGCCATGTAGGCCGCATGCTGGCTTCCTGCCAGCGAGGCCGGGCATTCGGTGGAAGAGAAATGCTTGTGGCTGAACACGTTCTTTCCCCACACGGGGCGTCCGAGCTTGTAGTAGTGGCAGATGGCGGCGACGAGGTGGGCACCGTTGTCGAGGCAGGCCTCGGAGATGCGCCAGGGCTTGGAGGAGATGTCGGCGTGTTCGATACCGATGGAGGTGGTGTTGGCTTCCCAGTTGCCTGCATGCCAGGCGGTGTCGCGATCCCAGACGAGCTGGCCGATCCGGCCGTTGGAGTCGACCTGGTAGTGGGCGGATGCTTGGCGGGTCTGCCACACGTCCCAGATGGACTTGATGGTGAGGTTGCCTGCGTTGTGGTGGATGATGACCTTGTTGATCTTCCTGCCGCTTCTCCCGGCACTGTAGTGCTTGTTCATCAGCCGGTTTTCGTCGGCTTCGAGGGTGGCCCAGTTCTTCATCAGAGGTTCTCCTTTTCTGCTGGGGTGGTTTGGTTGGGATGGTGTTCGAGGTCGGGTTTGCCTGTCACGTCACGGGTGACCAGGTCCAGGGCGCGCCGGATGTGGGCTGGTACGGGCAGCCCGAGGCGGGTGGCGTTTTCGATCAGGGAGATGCCTTCGTTGGACAGGTAGAACACGACGGTGGCGGTGCGTAGCGCTCCGGGTGTTCCGATGACGTGCACGTCGAGCAGGTGGGCAAGTCCGATCAGGGTGAAGATCACGACTTTGCGGCTGATCCCTCGAAAACCGATGGATGAGGAGACGCGGCGTTCGGCGATTGCGGCGAGCACGCCGGTGATGTAGTCGAATACGACGAAGGCGATGAGCGCGTATACCAGGCCGTCGAGGCCTCCGAGGAACGCGCCGATGACGGCCCCGACCCCGGCCAGGCCGGTTTGGATCGTGGCCCAGATAGCTTTGAGCGACATAGAAAGTGGGTTCCTTCCCGTTTGTGGGCACACGACAAAGGCCCGCACCCAGGTGGTCGGGGTACGGGCTTTCGGGGTGAGCCCGAAGTGGTTTACAGGTTTGGGCTGGTGAGGACGTCCAAGACTGTGTCGGTTAGGTCGAGGCTGCCGGTCGACGGACCGACTTCCTCGACGTGTTCGGGGCTGTTTTCGGCTGGTGGGACAGGTATCGGGTCGGGCTGGGCTGGTTCGATCGGGTGAATCACCACTTCCTCGCCATCACCTGCTTCGGCTGAGGTTTTCTCACTCATTGGTGTCACCGACCTCCGCTGTCCTCACTGCGTCATGTTGGGCTGCTTCTACAGCGTCGAACAGAACGTTGTATGCCTCCGCCTGCTCACCGGCTAAGGGCTCGTCGTAGTCGGCTAGCAGCTGTGCGATATCGGTGAGGTGGGTGGCGTAAGTGGGGCCACCCACCTCAGCCACTGAGTCCAACAGCTGCTCGCGCAGTGTCAGGAATTCGGCGAGGTCGGTGCCACCGGTGAGTTGAAAAGTGCCGTCTTCGCTGATGACGGGCTTGCCCTCCTCGTCGAGGATGGCGTGGGTGGTGACGAGGTCGTATTCGTCCTGGCCGAACCGCAACTGCGCGTCCTTGACCAACTTGAGCAGTTTGGAGCGCGCCCGCGATTGAGCGGGCTTGAGGGACATCGTTTCGAGAAGGTCGTGGATGGGTCCGAGGTGACGGTTAGCGATCAGTACACGCATGCGTAAAGGTTCTTTCTAGACGAGGCTGGTGGGCATGGCCGACAAGCCGGTGTTGTTGTAGTTGGTCCAGGTGATGTTCGACCCGGAGCCGGAGATGGAGACGATCCAGCCGTAGTTCAGGCGGCGGATGATCTCGTTGACCCTTGTCATCAGGTCTTTGAGCCGGTCGAAGGCCCGCGACATGTTGTAGAACGTGCCATTCGTGGTGATGAGCAGGTCGTAGGTGTGGAACCCGATCCGTGCCAGCCCGCTGGAACCCGACAAAGTGGCGTAGGTGCCTTTCCCGCTGAAGGCTACGTCTTGAAACATGACGTAGCGGGTGTCAGAGGTGTAGACCTTGTTCCCGTTGATCCGCAGGTCAGCGCCCAGGTGGATCCCTGCCCGCCCATAGAACTTGCCCTTCGGATCCAACGTCAGACACGTGAAATAGTCGCCGGTGGAGGTCGTCTGATACGTCCAAGCGACGTAGTCCCCCCGGTAGGCCAACTGGTTGACGATGCCTTGGATATCGGTGGCATCCTTTTTCGCCCGGCGGGCCATTTCACCGATGTAACGCGTCCCGTACCAAAACCGCAGACCGGACGACGTGATCGTCCCCTCCAACGAGGATCCGGAGTACCACGAGATTTGTGTTGGCGTAATCCGGATCGAACTCGTCCAGCCCGCCAGTCCTACTTGGATCGCGTTCGCCGCGAGCTTGTCAGCAGTGATCGACTTGGCACCAATCCGGGCAGCGTTCAAGGTCCCGGTGGTGATTTTCCCGGCATCCAACGCCGCGATCTTTGCGGAGGTGATTGCGGCCTCAGCAATCATCGCGGTTTTGATGAAGCCGTTAGCGATGGTGAGTTTGTCGCTGGTGATCGATCCGGCCGCGATCCTTCCCGCAGACAGGGTGCCGGTGGTGATCTTCGACGCTGACAATGAGCCGATCTTTGCGTCCGTGATCGCTGCGTTAGCGATCATCGCCGTCTTGATGAACCCATCAGCGATCGTGAGCTTGTCACTGGTGATAGAGCCTGCCGCAATCCTGGCAGCCGCGAGCGTACCGGTGGTGATCTTGGCAGCCGACAGGTTGGCGATCTTGGCGTCGGTGATCGCCGCGTTGGCGATCATCGCGGTAGTGATCGTGGCGTCATCGATGCTGGTTCGGCCGGTGATGTGTATGCGCTCACCGGCGATCAAGATGGTTTCGGGTGAGATGTTGATCTGGGAGATGATCTCGCCCGAGCGCACGCGCAGGTTCAGGTCGCTGGCCATCATTGAAAGCGACGAGGCGAGGCTGTTATCCGCGTTCGCCAGCTCGGTGAACCGGGCCTCGCTGCTGGTTTGAACCTGCCGTGCCGTCTCGTAGGCCGTATCGGCACGGTGCCGGGCTTGGGAAACTGAACTCTCAAGCCCGGTCACCTTCACACCGGCCTCACCGGCTACCGCCTCAGCCTGCCGTGCTGTGGCTTCGGCCTGGCTGGCCGCCTCACGTGCCTGACCGATCTCGGCTTCGGCTTCGGTGAGACGAGCACCGACAGCGGCAGCGGCGGCTTGGGCATCCTCAGCTGCGGTTTTCGCGGTCTCCACCTCAGCGCGAGCCTCGGCAAGCTCAGCGCTGACCTGAGCATGGTTAAGGTCCGTGGCGAGGGCTACCCAGCCGGGCTCGCCGGTGTCGGTGACCTGGTAGATCCAGATCTCGATGCTCTCGCCATTGTCCTTAAACCACGTATCCCCAAGGTGGGCGGCAGCGGGCTGCGTAGGGCCGTAATGGTTGGTGGATTTCCCGTCCGCTGATGCCAGTGCCACGCCAGCAAGATCAGCGGCCATCTGGGCTGCCGTCTGCGCGGTGGTGATGGTGCGGGTGATCGAGGTGAACTTCCCTGCAACCGACCCCAACTCCACCGAAATATATGTCTGTCGGAGCGGGTCGTACTCGTAGCCGACAACCCGCGCTGACAGGGACACGCCCAGGTCGGCGTGCTGCACCGTCACCGTGTCTCCCAGCAGGACGGTCTCCAGCTCAGCAAGGTCGGCGTACTCGGCAGTCGAGGCAAGGTCAACGAAGGAGACGGTGTAGCTCGCGGCAGGGGTATCGATGTGGTTGGTGGCGTACTCGGCCCGGGCGGCTTGACGCATAAGGGCGTGTGCCTGCGGCAGGGGCACCTCGTCCTCGCGGGGGTTCTCGGCGTCGGCGATCGCTTTGATGTCCGGGTAGCGCATCACCTTGATATGCGGGATCGCGTAGGCATCCACGTGTGGCGAGTCGACGTAGAGCTCGGGCAGGGTGATCCCGTCAAATCCGACCGGCACGATCCGGGTGACCACGCTCGTCAGATCGACAGTGGCGGTGTAGCCGGTGAGGTTCTTGCGATCGCGGATCACGACCCCACGATCTGCGCCGCGTGTGGCGGCGTGGTGGATGTGCCAGTTATCGCGCGTGAGCTCTCCGGCCCACCGGGAGGCGAACGTGTTATCCGAGCCCTGGTCCATGATCGCGGCGGCCAGATTCATCCGCACCACACGCGCAGATGCCCTGGTGGCCGTATCGGAGCTGGTCGCGGTGAACCGGTGCTTCGTGGTCGCAGCACCAAGGAGCTGGTCGAGAGCCGCCTTCGGGGTCTTATTGACCACGAAGGTGTCGGCGATGAAGTTGCCTGCCAGGTCGTAGAACAGGTGGAAGGCGGTGACCTCCAACAGCCCGTCCAGGCTGGTTGTGACCTCGTGGATACGAAACCCTTGCCGGATGATGGTGCCGGGCACCGGTGCGGCGATGATCGCCTCGACTACCAGCTTTGAGGCCAGTGGCCCGTCAGCCGGGTAGACAATGGTGAGTTGGTAGGCTCCGCCGAGCTCCTCAACGACCCGGGCGGCGATGAGTTCAGGGTCGAGGACACCCTCGCCGGTGGCGGTGAACGTGGTGGCAGTCGGGGCATGCACGGTAAGCATCGGTGGGGTTCCTTTCACAGACGTGCGCCCGCAGCCAAAGAAACGGCTACGGGCGCACTTAGAGCAAAGTGATGGGCCAGGTTAGGGGTTTCGCCAGTTCCCGGTGATCTCGACTCTGGAGATGCCGCTACCGAGACTGACCCGGTTAACCCCTGGGGTAAGGATCGGGAACGTGCCGGTCAGGGCGTCGGTTTGCACCCGGCCCGCGACGTGTGCGACAAGCCGGGCCGAGTCCAGGGTGATCTGCCCTGCCGGTGACTGGACGCGGTAGGTAGTTCCGTTGATCGTCAGCGTCAACGCCCCGGTGCCCTTGATCGTGATGATCGGTGCCGCCTCAACCAGACCCGGGTTGGTGATCTGCCCGGAGGCGGTGAGCGTGTGGGTGACAAGCCCGGAGTCGAGGTAGCTAAACGGCTCGCACACCAGGTGCGCCTCGAAAAATCCCCATGCTGACATGTCCGTGCGCAGCGGGCTGATGGAGGCGTGTTTGACCTTGTGGAACGCCCCGGGCTGGGTGGACAGGTGAATGGTTGCCGCCCGCCCCAGCGCCAGCGCGGCCTTGTGGTAGGCCGCCAGGTCGCCTTTGATGGCGAGCGGCAACGTGATCGACGTGTCATGCCAGCCGCCGAGGCGAGTCAGCGTCCCGGCCCTGCCCGCCACCTCAATATCGTCTGTGACCCGCTCGGCGACCGGTAGGTCGACCGGGCCGGTCAGCCTCAGACCCAGCGACGTTGAGGACACAGTCGTATCGAGAGTGAAACCGTGCATCAGGCACCTCCTCCTGTGGCAAGCACCGTGTGGTGGGAGTTGATACGTGCCAGCTGGCGGTTAATGCCGGGGGCGAGTTTGCCCACCAGCGTGCCGTCGTTAAGCACGACCTTAATGTCCATAGCCTCCAGCAGCGCCCGGGCGGTCTGGTCGACAATGCCCGCCACCTCTCCTGCGCGCCCTGCCTCCTGGCCGACAGCGCTACTGCTGGTGGTTACAGGCGGTGGTTGCAGGCGGGTCGGAGTCAGATCGACCGGGTCCAGGCTGGCGGTGATGGGCACGTCGATACCGCCGGTGAGCCCGCTCATGGCCTTAAGGGTGTCGGCGGCGACGTCCTCGGCAGCTGCAACTGCGCGGCTTCCGGTGTCTTCGATACCTCCGGCCAGGCCTCGGGTGAGCATGTCACCGACCCACGCCATTTCCTTGGACGGCGAGTTGATGCCGAAAAAGCCCGTGATGCCGTCCCAAATGTCGGAGCACCAGCTTGTGACCCGGTCCCACAGCCAGCCTGCCAGCGACTGGATGCCGTTCCACAAGCCCCGCACCAGGTCGTTGCCTGCAGAGGCCATCTGGCCGACCCCTTGACCGACCGCGCCCACGATCCCGGTGATGATCTGCGGGATCGCCGCCACGATGGTCGAGATGATCTGCGGCAGGTTCGTGATCAACGCCGTCAGCAGCTCAACGCCTGCCATGACCAGTTGCGGGATCGCCCCACCGATCGCCGAGACGATCGCTGCGATGATCTGCGGCAGCGCGGCCACGATCGTGCTGATGATCTGCGGCAGCGCCCCAATCAGCGCGGTGAGGAGCTTGACGCCAGCCTCAATCAGCTGCGGCAGGGCCGACAGCAGCGTGGTGATGATGCCGGTGATGATTTGTGGCAGCACCGTCACGATCGCGGTGATGATCTCCGGAAGCGCTTCGACCAGGGAGGTCAACAACGCGATACCGGTCTCGATGATCTGCGGGATCGCGCCGACCAAGAACTCCACAATCGAGGTGATGATCTGCGGCAGCGCCTCAATGAGCACCGGGATTGCTTCCAGCAGGCCCTGGGCGAGCCCGAGGATGAGCTGCAACGCCGCATCCAGGATCATCGGCAGGCTATCGACCAGCCCTTGGACCAGGGCGACGATCATCTCCACGGCCGCCGGGATAAGCTCCGGGAGCGCCTCACCGATCCCGGTGACCAAGGTGGTGATGATCTGCAGGGCTGCTTCCAACAGTGACGGCAGCGCCTCGATGATCGCCTCCACTAACGCAACGATGAGCATCACCGCTGTCTCGGCCACCGACGGCAACACTTCAATGATGACTTCCAGCAGGGCGGTCAGGATCGACATGCCGGTCTCGACGACCATCGGCAGCTGCTCAGCGATAAACGCGAGTGCTTCTTGCAGGATCTCGCCGAGCTTGTCGATCAACGCCGGGGCTCCGCCCTGTTCGAAGGCTGCCGTGAGCTCATCGATCCACCCGTTGACCATCGGCATGACCGTGCCAGCCAGCGCGTCAGTCAAACCTCGGGCAAGCAGACCTTTAAGATTGTCGATCCCGTCGCGCATGGTAGAGAGCTGTCCGGTGAAGGTTTTCGACTGGGCTTCCATCGCCCCATGGAAACGGCCGCCTTCCTCCGTTGCCGAAGCGAACGCGTCAGCGACCATGTCGGCACTGATCGCGCCCTTGGCCATCTCCTCTTTCAGCTCGCCGATGGACTTACCCGTCTTGCGGGAGATCTCCTCCAGCGGGTTGAACCCGGCGTTGATCATCTGCATCAGGTCCTGGCCGGTCAGCTTGCCCGTCGAGGACATTTGGGCGAACGCCAAGGTCAGTGACTCCATCTTCTGCGCGTCACCTTGGGAGATGTCACCGATGTGGGTCAGGTGCTTCTTCGCATCCTCCAGGCTGATGCCGAAAGCCAGCAGGGTTTGCATACTGCCCGCCAGATCGCCCATACCGAACGGGGTCTTCGCAGCCTGAGCTTTCAGGTCGTTGACCAGCTGTTGGGCTTTGGCCTGATCGCCGAGCATCGTGGTAAAGCTGGTGGTGTACTGCTCCATCCGGGCGTTGTACTCCACCCCGTCCTTCAACGCATCAGCCATACCCCTGCCGATACTCGCGATCGCCTTGCCGATGCCCTTGACACCAGCAACGATCGCCTCGGCGGCCAGGTTCGCTTTGAGCACGTCCCCGAATACACTGGTCTTATCCCCGGTGTCGTCCATCTCGTCGCCGAGATCATCGACCGCGTCCTCCAAGCGTCCGGCATCCTTGGCAGCGTCTTTCGCATCGTCGCCTGCCCCGTCGGCCTCGTCACCGAACTCGCCGAGCGCATCATTGTTGGCCTTAAGCTCTTTTTCCAGCTCGTTGAGCTCGGCACCGGCGTTGTTGAGCTGGATCTGCCAGTTCCTCGTGCGCGAATCGTTCTCCCCGAACGACGCGGCCGAGTTCTCCAGCGCGGCCTTGAGTGTTTCGATCTTGGACTTTTGGGTCTCGATCTCTTTGGTCAGCACCTGGTTGCGAGAGGCCAGTGCCTGGGTGGACTTGTCGTTCTTGTCGAACTGGGAGGCCACCAGTTTCATCTCCGAGCCCAGCACCCGCATCTCACGGTTGATGTCGGTGATGGCCCGCTTGAACTCGCGTTCACCTTCCAGACCGATCTTGAGACCAAACGAGCTATCAGCCACGGTGAAGGTCACCTCCTCGAAGTAGAATTAGGCAGTGGGAGTCGTCCGCGATGCGAGGGAGCACAACGTGAGTGACACCGATATTGATGTGCGCCGGTTCGCGAAACTGCTCGCAAAGCTGGATGCGCATTTGCCGATTTCAGATGCGATGGAACAAGCCGATCCACAAAAGAATGGGCGCTGGTGGTCCTCGCAGCGTGAACACATGTCGAGATGGTTCGCGTCGCAAGCGACCACCGGCAGCGGAGCATTCACGCGGCAAGAACCGAATGTGTCAGCGAAAACGACCTATAACCGGCTTCAACACCCCGAAGGGCTGGTCTGGATCGCTGAGGCGCTCGGAGCAGATACCGACCTGGTCCAGCGTGTGGCCGACGAAGCGTTGACTATTCCCAGACGCTCCCGCAGCGCATTTGTCCGCTCACACCTACCGTGGGAACTGATCGCTCAGCTGGCTAAATCCCGGCTGGGATGATGTCGTCGATGAACCACACCCGTGCTGGTTGCGCTCGTCCTGTCTCGATCCGCCAGCAGTCCACCAGGTCAAGGAGCTCACCAAAGACCATCAGGCCCACCTCGTCTTGTCTCAGGCCGAGGTGGGCTAAACCGATGTAGGTCAGGCGGGTGAACACTGCCCGGTCGGATTCGACTATCCGTCCGCTGCCGGGCTGGCTTTTGGGGCTGGCTCGGTGAGGATGTCGCGGCGGGTGCCTCGCTGCAGTGCCTCAGCGATCGCACCCCGGTAGTCGGCGATATCGGCAGGAACCGTCAGCAGCTCCACCTCGTCCTCCGTCAACTGCGGGCGCGGGTTGTCGCGGTGGGTGAGGTTGTGGATCTGCACTGACTGGTTGGCCAGTAGCGTGATCAGCCAGATCACCTCGGTCAGTGTCTGGCCGAGGTCCTCGGAGGTCTCCAACGCGGCTCCGAGCTTGTCCAGCCCGCCGTAGCGCTCGGCGATCAGCCGGGTGGCCTTGGTGGTGAGCACCAGCTCGTAGTCGCTCCCACCAATCGTCACGGTCGCACTGCGCCCGGCAGCATCAATCGAGGATGTGTTTGTCATGAGGGTGCTCCTTTACTTGCCGGGGCTGGTGGCGGCGGGCTCGTAGACGGACTGGTACCAGCCGGTGATGATCTCGGCCTTGACCTTGGGGTCGCCTTCGGTGGCTTCGGCTTTCCACGGGTGGCGGCCCTTCGCGTCTGGCTTGTTGCGGCGCAGGATCGTGCCCTCGATGCTCGGGGTGGAGAACGTGATCGAGTCGGCCTTGGTGGCAAGCGTGGTGCTTGGCAGGGCGAACTTGACGCGGTAGAGCCAGAAATACTGGAAGGTGCCGTTGGAGCGTGCGGCACGGAACCCGATCGCTACCGGTGTGCCGCCGTCTTCCGAGGATGAGATGAGCACTCCGTTGGCATCCAGGGTGGCACCGGTCAGTGCTGCTGCGGCTTCTGCTCCTAGGTCGTCCACGCCGAGGGTGAGTGTGCCGGATTTGAATTCCTTGACGATCTCGCTGGGCCCGTCGTCGGCATACAAGATCGCCTCGGCGACCTCGACGGAGAGTTCCGCTGAGATCGCTTTGGCCAGTGGTTTCGGGCTGGCGTAGGTTTCCTCGCCGGTGGTGGGGTTTTCGGTGATCGTGGCGTAGTAGAGCTTGTCAAGACCAATCGTGGCCATGGGTGATTCGTCCTTTCGTTAAAACGGGTGGTGGCAGCTGATATCGAAGCTGTAGTGGTGGTAGCCGGTATCGTCCTCGACGCCGATGTAGCGTCTGGCGGTCACCACAAGCCCCGCGTCGACGAGCGCGTGGGTGATCCGGTCGCGCCAGGTCAGGTAGTTGCCAGTTGTGAACAGGCCGAGGCGGACTTCTTCGATGTCGACGCTCGGGGTGTTGTCGGCGAACACCTCCAGCGTGTCGGCGATCGGGGTGGCCACCAGATAGGTGTCCGGTGCGGGTGAGGCGCTAAACAGGCTCACCGCGATCGGCAGATCAAGTCGGTCAGCGACCGTGGTGAGGGTTTCCAAAAGCGGGGTGTTCATGGTTGGATCCCGTCGAGCTTGGCTTTAAGCACGGTTTTCATCGCCTCCACCGCGCCCCGTCTGGTCTGGGAGCGTGTCGGTGCCAGGAACGGGCGTGCGGGCTGGTTGCTTCTGCCGTGCTCAAGCACGTTGGCGATGAGCGCGTTCGACCTGCCGTCGCGGCGGTTTTCGGCGAAACCGACTTTGACGTTGTGATCGCCTCGTGAGTTGACCTTCCCGCTCGTGACACCCAGGGCCCCGAGGAGCTGGCCGGTTGAGCGCGACGGCGTGGTGGTCGCCTGCCCGATCGTGGCGGCGAGGTTGGCTCTCATGCGTGGTTCGACCACGTTCGCGCCAGCTGTCAGAACTTCGTCGGCTGCAGTGTCCAGCAGGCGTGAGGTGGCCTCGAGTGCGTCGATGTACTTATTGGGGAGTCGGATCTGGACGCGCGCCATGATGGGCTCCTTCCGGTTGCAGACGGTGGGCAAGGATCTCGATGTAGCCGCCGATGGGCTCGACGGTGTCGATGACGTAGCGGCCATCGGCAGCGGCGATGTGCATGACCTCCGAGACGGTGAGCCCGGGGATCACGCGGATGCGGAACAACACGGTGGCCTGCGTGTAGGCGGCACGGTTGACCCACGCTGAGCTGGCGTGCCTCATCTGGCGGTAGGCGCGCACCGTGGCGACCACCTGCTCGGCGCTAGCGGTAAAACCCGCAGCGTCCCTGCGGGCTACGGGGGTGATGAGGTCGATGGTCTCTCGCATACTGCCAATGCCTGCCATGGGTTACACCTTCCATTCGCGCTCAAGACGCAGCAGCGTGTTCACCGCGGCCCACATGGCTTTGGCGGCATCGGGCTTGTCGGACCAGAACCCTGCCGTGGAGCCGTCACGCGACTCGTAGAAGTGACTGGCCAGCATCACAATCGCCTGCCGGGTCGACCCTGGCATCTCGCGAGTCTCGTAATAGTCGCCGGGTAGGTGCTGGTAGGCGGTGGCATAGGAGGTGGCAGCGGCCACCAGGTGGGCAATCAGCTCGTCGTCGGCGTCGTGGGCGAGGATGAGATTGGCTTTGACCTGGCCAACAAGCTCCTGGTTCATAGCTGCCACCTCCTAGTGGTTGCGTGCGGGGGTTTTAGGCTCCGGTCTTCTGGGTGAGGATCTTGACGGCCTCGGGCAGGACGAGCTTGCCGTCCAGGCGCTGGGAGGCGAGGAAACCGACCTGGCCGGATGTGGCGAACAGTTCGTTCAGGCGCTTGAAGGAGCGTCCCTGCCGGTCAGCGATCCAGTAGTAGGACAGGTCACCGAACGCCACGGTCTTCGCGCCCGCCTTGATCTCGGGGGCGAACGTGGAGGTGTGCACCGGCTTGCCCAGGATCATGTCCGGGGCACCAGCGGTGAGTGCTGGCTGCCACAGGTACTGGCCCTGGTTGTCCTTGAGCTTGCGCACGGTCTTGACGGTGGCATCGTTCATCAGCCACACCGCCCGGGCCCGATAGGGGGCGCGCAGGCTGTAGTGCAGGTCGATGAGCTCATCGGCGGTGATGTCGGTGGCCTTCGCGGTGGTCACATCCGAGATGCCGCCACCGGTGGCGTCGAAGATGCCGGTCGGTTTGCCCTTGCCGTCACCGACCAGGAACGCCTCCTCTTCAGCGGCCCCGATGCGGCGGGCGAACTCGGCCGCGAGGTAGGCCTCGACGTCGAAGACCGAATCGCCGAGCAGTTCCTCGCTAATCTTGAGGAATGTGCCGAGCTTGAATGCCGAGAGCGTGACCTGGGAGAAGGTCTCGTCGGATTCGGTGTAGGGCTTGCCCTCATCGAGCCACCCGGCGCTGCCGTGGGTGGACACGACCGGGATCTTGCGGTCCCCGCTGGTGGTCTGGATGACGTTGGCAAGCCCGCGCATGATGTTCTGCTCAGCCAGGGACTGCACGAGGGTGTGCTCGAACTCATCGGGCACTAGGTAGCCGCCCTCGGAATCAACCCCTTCGGACAGGGCGTTTCGCACCTCCATGGGAGAGGCGTTGAGCCGCATCGCGTCCCAGAAGGCCCGCTTGTAGGTGGCGGTGGCGCGGCCGGTTGTGGGTTCGGTCTCCTCGCCGGTCTGGCCGGGCATCGAGGTCAGCGGCGCATTCGTGGCCCGGGCCAGGTCAGCGTCCAGGCGCTGGGCGCGTTCGGCGCGGGCGATCTCGTTGGTGAGCTTGTCGATATCGGCTTCCATGCGGGCGTAAGTCTGGTCGTCCTCGGCGGACAGGCAGCCGGTGGTGGTGTCGCGGCGCTCGTCGAGGAAGGCCTTGGCCTTCTCCCAGGTGTCGGCGCGGCGGGTACGCAGGTCAGAAATCGTCATCGTGGACATGAAAAGGTTCTCCTTGCTTGGTTAGTGGGTGTGATTGATCAGGGCGGCGTACAGGTCCACCACTTTTCGACCCGTGAGCCGTACGGGCGCTGGGTCTGGTGGCTGGGTGTCAGGTGGCGTGTCGGTCAGGTGTGCGACGAGTCGCTGCTCTGTGGGCTTGCGGGCAAAACACACCCCGCTGGCGGTATCGGCAAGCGGGGCGGGGTTTCTGGTATTCGGCGGCCACGGTGCGTGCTTGTCCGGCTCCTCGTCCTCGTCCTCGTTGTCGTCCGGGTCAGCCGGGGCACGGCTGCCGGTGAGGTAGTCGTCGGCAAACCCCATCGCGATCGCGGCGCGTGCGTCCATCCAGGTCTCTTGATCCATGAGGCGAGCGAGCTTGGCCCGGCTCATCCCGGTTTTCAGCTCGTAGGCGTTGATGATGGATTCTTTGACCGCTGCGAGCATGTCGATGGCACGCCCCAGCTCGTCGGCGTCACCGACGGCGAGGGTGGCCGGGTTGTGGATCATAAGCATCGACACCGGGCTCATCGCCACAACCTCACCTGCCATGGCGATCACGCTGGCGGCACTGGCCGCGATCCCGTCGATGCACACCCGCACGTGTCCGGGATAGTCGATGAGCATGTTGTAGATCTGGGCTGCCGCGACGACGTCGCCGCCGGGACTGTTGATCCACACCGTCACATCACCGGAACCTGCCGCCAGCTCGGAGGCGAACAGGGCCGGGGTGATGTCGTCGTCAAACCATGACTCCTCAGCAATCACCCCGTTGATACGCAAAACCCGGCTGGTATCACTACCTGCCGGGCTATCAATGTCGGGAGCGGGTGGCTCCCAGTTCCAGAACCGTCTCACCGGCTCCTCCTTTCAACTCGTTGTTCCACCGAAGGCTGCTCTTCTCCAGGCGGTGCGTCCTGCTGCGTGTGCTGGGTGGTGGCGTAGGCCCCGGCCATGGAGAGCGGCAGCATGTTGCCGTTGACCAGGTACAAGTCGCCGCCATCGGCGGCAGCGATGCGGTCGAGGTTTTCCAGGGCGCGGATGTCGTTGGCGCTCATCCACCCGTTCTGCCTGGCCACGGCGTAGCCGTTCATGCGCGAGACGTAGTCGCCGCGCAGCAGGCCCTCGAGGTTGAACTTCACGAACACACCAGGCTTCTCGCGCGCTGCGAGCAGCGTCTTGGTCAGGGCTTGCTCCCAGCGGATGACCCACGGGTCGAGCGTGTATTTCACGAACTCGAGCGATTGCTGCTCAATATTGGAGAAGCTTGATTTTTCCAGGTCTCCCACCATGTGCGGTGGGATGCGGAAGATCCGGGCGATCTCGTTGATCTGGAACTTACGGGTCTCCAGAAACTGCGCCTGCTCCGGGGAGACGGAGATGGGCGTGTACTTCATGCCTTCCTCAAGCACCGCGACCTTGTTAGCGTTGCGGGCCCCACCAAAAGTTTGCTGCCAGGACTCACGCACCCTCGAGGGGTCTTTGATCGTGCCCGGATGCTCCAGCACCCCGCCAGGGGCGGCCCCGTTAGCGAAGAACGACGCCCCGTAGTCCTCGCAGGCCTGTGCCATGCCGATCGCGTTCTTCGCCATCGCAATCGGGCTATAGCCCACCAGCCCATCAAACCCGAGCCCTGGGATGTGCAGCACGTCAGCAGGCGACAGCCGGATGCGAGACCACTGGCCAGCGGGTTCGTCGCTGGTGGTCTGGTACTCGTAGTAGAGCCTGCCATTTTCATCCCTGCCCACACTCATCCGGTTGGGCATGAGCGGATACAGGCCGATGACCTCGTCGAGACCGTTGCGGATGACCTGCGCGTAGGCGTTGCCCCACAACAGCAGATGCGTCATCAGCGTCTCGCGGAAGACGAAGCTGGTCATCTCCGGGTTGGGCTCATCGTGCAGCAGCCGGTAGAGCGTGTGGTCGGTGGCTTTGACCTTCGACCCGTCCTTCTCGGTGCGATAGACGTGCAGAGGCAGACCCGCGATCGCCTCCGCCAAAATCCGCACACACGAATACACCGCAGTCATCTGCATCGCTGAGCGCTCGGTGACCGTCCGCCCGGAGCTGGTGGGCCCGAACAGGAAACTGTAGCTCGAAGACAGCTGATGGTTCGACACCTGTCGGGCGGTGGGTCTGAGCCAGTCGAAAAGTCCCACAGGGGCCTCCTTTGCGTTGTCGTGAGCGTTAGAAGACGAGCAGCCCCCGCGAGTCGTACACCGACGTGCCCGTATCGCTACTGCCGCCTCGGATGGCGCGGTCCAAGGCCATGATGGTGGCCACCACCCCGTCGATCTTCTCGGTGGACTTTTGCTTGTCGGGTTTGATGTTGCCCGCCGGGTCGGTACGCACGTGAATGTTGTCGACCATCCAGGCCAGCACCGGGTGCCCGCCATGGGCGAGCCTGCCCTCGAGTGCGAGCTTCATCAGCTCCTTGCTCGGCGGGCTCATGTCTTTGAAGCCCTGCCCGAACGGGACGACGGTGAAGCCCATGTCTTGCAGGTTCTGGCTCATCTGGACTGCGCCCCACCTGTCGAAGGCGATCTCGCGGATATCGAAGCGTGTGCCGAGCTGCTCAATGAGGTTCTCGATGTGGGCGTAGTGGACCACGTTGCCCTCCGTGGTCTCCAAGAAGCCCTGGGCTTGCCACAGGTCGTAGGGCACGTGATCGCGCGCCACCCGCAGCGCCAGGTTGTCCTCGGGAATCCAGAACCACGGGACGATCCGGTACTTCTCGTCCTCCCCGTAGGGCGGGAAGACGAGCACGAACGCAGTGATATCCGTCGTGGAGGCCAAGTCCAGCCCGCCGTAGCAAGGTCTGCCCTCCAGCTCGTCTAGGTCTACCGGGTCTGCGCATGCGTCCCAGATGTGCATGGGCATCCACCGCACCGACTGCTTCACCCACTGGTTCAGCCGCAGCTGGCGAAACGAGTTCTCCTCGGCCGGGTTCTGGCGAGCCGAGTTGCACGCGGCCCGCACCTTCTCCACCGGCACCGTGACGCCAAGCGAGGGGTTGGCCTTGTGCCAGACATCTTCGCTCGTCCAGTCATCATCCACATCAGCGCCGTAGATCACCGGGTAGAAGGTAGGGTCGTGTTTCTTACCCGCCAGGATGTCGCGCGCTTTTTGGTGCTGCTCGTAGCAGATACTGTGGGTGTCAGTACCTGCGGTGGTGATGAGGAAGTACAGAGGCTGGGTACGCGCGTCACCAGAGCCTTTCGTCATCACGTCGAACAGGGCCCGGTTGGGTTGAGTGTGCAGCTCATCAAAGACGACACCGGAGATGTTGAACCCATGCTTGGAGTACGCCTCCGCCGAGAGCACCTGGTAGAAGCTGTTGGTCGGCTTGTAGATGATCCGCTTCTGACTGCTGAGGATTTTCACCCGCTTCGATAGGGCCGGTGATTGGCGGATCATGTCGGCGGCGACCTCGAAGACGATGCTGGCTTGCTGCCGGTCGGCCGCGCATCCGTAGACCTCGGCGGCTTGCTCCCCGTCCCCGCACGTCAGCAGCAGCGCGATCGCGGCAGCCAGCTCGGACTTGCCCTGCTTCTTGGGGATCTCCACATAGGCGGTGGTGAACTGGCGGTAGCCGTCGGGTTTGATGGTGCCGAACAGGTCGCGCACGATCTGTTCTTGCCAACCCAGCAGTGTGAAGGGTGTGCCTGCCCAGCGGCCTTTCGTGTGGCGCAGCGCCTGAATGAATGCGACAGCGAAATCCGCTTTGCGCTGGTTGTAGGTGGAGCCGTCGGCCATGAACCGGGTTGGCTGATACGTGCTCGTCATCGTGGCGGCAGCTCCTTCCTCGGGGCATAAGAAAAGCCCCAACCGTGTGGGGCGAAACGGAGAGTGTGGGGCCAGTCCTGATCCTTGGGGGTCGGGACGGTGCGAGGGGCTAGCAGTAGGTGGCGCGGAAGTTGGCGACCACCTGGTCGGTGTCGAAGCCGCCGTAGCGCCAATCGGACAGGCCGCGCTGCCTGGCCAGGGCGATGATCTGGTCGGCTTTGGTGTAGTGCCAGCCGATGCGGCTGAGCGTGTGGATGGGGATCTTCTCGGCCCCGACCTCCTCGGCGAGCTCGTCGAGGACGCTGAAGGGGATCTCGGCGGCAGTCTGGATCTCACCGTGCGGGGCGGCGTCGGCGGGGATCTCCAGGTGGTTGGTGATCAGGTTCCGGGTGGCGTCCATCGCGGGTCCTCCTTGGCCTTGGTGGGATGTGGGTTAGATCTGGGGGCTCTGTTGCAAAAATCGTGAAGCTTGAGCATGCTTGGCGGAGATTGGACGGACGGAACGATGACGGATTTCAAGTGGCGCCATTTCCAGGGTGATGTGATCCTGTGGGCGGTGCGCTGGTATTGTCGCTATCCGATCAGCTATCGCGACCTTGAGGAAATGCTGGCGGAACGCGGCATTTCGGTCGACCATACGACGATCTATCGCTGGGTCCAGTGCTACGCCCCGGAGATGGAGAAGCGGCTGCGCTGGTTCTGGCGGCGTGGCTTTGATCCGAGCTGGCGCCTGGATGAAACCTACGTCAAGGTGCGGGGCAAGTGGACCTACCTGTACCGGGCAGTCGACAAGCGGGGCGACACGATCGATTTCTACCTGTCGCCGACCCGCAGCGCCAAGGCAGCGAAGCGGTTCCTGGGCAAGGCCCTGCGAGGCCTGAAGCACTGGGAAAAGCCTGCCACGCTCAATACCGACAAAGCGCCGAGCTATGGTGCAGCGATCACCGAATTGAAGCGCGAAGGAAAGCTGGACCGGGAGACGGCCCACCGGCAGGTGAAGTATCTCAATAACGTGATCGAGGCCGATCACGGAAAGCTCAAGATACTGATCAAGCCGGTGCGCGGTTTCAAATCGATCCCCACGGCCTATGCCACGATCAAGGGATTCGAAGTCATGCGAGCCCTGCGCAAAGGACAGGCTCGCCCCTGGTGCCTGCAGCCCGGCATCAGGGGCGAGGTGCGCCTTGTGGAGAGAGCTTTTGGCATTGGGCCCTCGGCGCTGACGGAGGCCATGGGCATGCTCAACCACCATTTCGCAGCAGCCGCCTGATCGGCGCAGAGCGACAGCCTACCTCTGACTGCCGCCAATCTTTGCAACAGAGCCCATGTGATGGCGACGCACGACACCGCTCCGTGGATCGGTCGAATGCGTGTGCTGCGCAAAAACCCAGAACCACGGCCAGGAATGCCCGGCGCGCGGATACTTCCGCTCAAGGGCGTCGGGAAGCGCAACGCCGCTGCGGCCCTCGGCCTGGTCCTTCAGCCACCATGCCCGTGCACGCGACAGCTGCTCGCGCAGGCTGGGTGCCAAGCTCTCGGGTAACATCAAGGCCCGATCCTTGGAGCCCTTGCCCTCCCGCACGATGATCGTGCCGTGATCGAAATCCAGATCCTTGACCCGCAGTTGCAAACCCTCACTGATCCGCATGCCCGTTCCATACAGAAGCTGGGCGAACAAACGATGCTCGCCTTCCAGAAAACCGAGGATGCGAACCACTTCATCCGGGGTCAGCACCACCGGCAAGCGCCGCGACGGCCGAGGTCTTCCGATCTCCTGAAGCCAGGGCAGATCCGTGCACAGCACCTTGCCGTAGAAGAACAGCAAGGCCGCCAATGCCTGACGATGCGTGGAGACCGAAACCTTGCGCTCGTTCGCCAGCCAGGACAGAAATGCCTCGACTTCGCTGCTGCCCAAGGTTGCCGGGTGACGCACACCGTGGAAACGGATGAAGGCACGAACCCAGTTGACATAAGCCTGTTCGGTTCGTAAACTGTAATGCAAGTAGCGTATGCGCTCACGCAACTGGTCCAGAACCTTGACCGAACGCAGCGGTGGTAACGGCGCAGTGGCGGTTTTCAT